TGCACCTACATAATCACTAACAACCAAATCATCGTTAGGGTGTACTTTTAATAAATGATAATTTACAGGTTTTCCAAATTTATTAATTTCTACTCCCATTCTAACTTGATTACCATTTTGTAATTGTAAGTTTAAATCGTGATCTAAAAAATCAGATTCAATAAATTCAATAGCAAATTTATGTTCATTATCAAAATTTTTAATTAATCTAATTAATACTTCGCCATCTCTAGCAAAAGTTTCAGCAAATAATCTTTGACAATCTATCCAACCTAATTTTTCATCTGAAGTACATTTAACTCCCCATGCCTTCCATCTTGTTTCAATTAAATTATTTGCAAAAGAATCTAACGCTCCATTTGGATCTCTACTTCTTACTTGTAAATGAACGCCTTTAGCACCTACAACATTATCTACATAAACACTAATATATCTTCTTGCAAAAGCATTATTTCTAGCCAAATCTCTTGCTCTATTTCTTAATACTCTTAAACTAGGTCTAATTTCACTATCAGCAGATTTAGAAGATAAAACAAAATTATTTAATAATCTATTTTGACTTGCACCTGAAAAATAACTTCTTTTTGCTTTTCTGCTTCTAAATAAATTTAAAAATCTTTCTTTAAGCGTCATTAAATTGTACCTTTACTACTCTACCTGATCCTTCTTTATTACCAGTTCTAAATCTAGCAACTTCTTTTTGATATTCTGCTTTATAATAATCTCTCCATTGTAATAATTCTGCTATACTAATTTTACTTAATGATCTTCCTTGAATTGAATAACTTGAAACATCTGCATCTGCTCTACCTTCTAAAATGCTTTCAATTTTTTCGAGCATTAATTTGGCATGACTACGAGTATCCCCAGTAGTTGCAAAAAAATTATCTTTAACAGTAATTTTACCTGAATCTATAACTAATGTTTCACTATCACTTGTTTGAAGAACTTTTAAAACCCAAAAATAATCTCCAGCAGTATAACCAGATGTAGCAGAATTATCCAAAGTAAATGTATATTCTGTTCCTGATTCTGTAACTGTTGCACTAAATCTTGTTGAGCCATTTGTTTCTAATGACGCTTCCCATACCATTGAATGACTAGATGGCGAATAATCAGCGCCTATATCTGTTCTTTTCCATACAACAGTTTCGCCTTTAAAAAATGTTACTGGTTCTTTTTCTGGTATATCTGTAAATAAGTTTGCCATATTATTTTAATTATTCCATGATTTAGCGAAATTACTATGTCTGCCATAATGTTTCAACCTACCTTGGTTGACTTTATGGTTCATGTGTGAGTGTGATTTTTTTTGTTTTTCCATAATTTGGTTTAAGTCTGCATTTAACAATGTGAAAGCTGACATCGCATATACTCTACAATCCAACGCCTCGTTTCTTGGTCTCATTAAAACCCATTCTCGCTTTTTAAAACCTCGTCTATATTTTGTTACAACTTTTTCTGCTGTTAATTGTCTAAAATACTCCTCTGTGTATTGTTTAGGAAAATGACAATATCCAGCGCCATGTTCCTTTATTCTTAATCGTGAATATATTAATTCTTTAGCAGTATCAACGCCAACACCAAATAAAGTTACTTTTGCAATATTGTTCCTTGTAGGTCTGCTGACTATTGGTTTGCCTTCTCCACCAAAACCTTTAACTGCAAATATTCTCCTTACATATCTTGGTTTACAAAACTGATAAACCATATTTGTATGATGACCACTATCAATACAAGTAGAAACTATTTTTAGCTTTGTTTTATCAGTCTTTTCGTATGTTTTAGACAATGCTAAATCTAATTCTTGCCATATATTTGGTGCTGAAGGATCTCCATAAATAATATGATAATCAATACTCCATGTTTCTTCATTTATTCCCCAACCTACTACTTCACATTCTATTCTATCGTCTTGAACATCAACACCTGCTGTTAATAAAATCACTTCATTAGGAAAAGTATAATCTTCTCGTCTTTCATATAATCCTAAATCATCTATTTTTTCTCCTTCATCTTCCCATGTTTCACCTAAATATGTATTAACAAATACTCTTAATGTTTCTGGTAGTTTCTTTGCTCTTAAAAACTCTCCTACTGCTTCTTCCATAGTTACCCATACTGAATATAAACCATTTAATCTAAAACCAGCACGACCATTAAATGTTTCTGTTGCTTTCCAACTTCCTTTACTAATATTAGTAATTCTTTCAATATCAGTCCATTTTTTATTACAATGTTCACAAATATATCTAGCTGTTTCAGGTTTATCTTTTTCCCATTGAACTTGCGACCATTTTAATACCTGTTTCTTTTTACATTTATGACAAGGAACATGAAACAATCTTTGGTCGCTATCTTCAAAAGCTGATTCAATAGCACTAGCACCTTTAACAGTAGGTGTAGATGTTAAAACTAACTTACTATCCCAAAATGTAGCACTTCTTCTTTTTGCTAACATAACAGGATTTCCTTCACTACCTGCTGTAGGTGGATAACGATCTATTTCATCGCATAATACTATTTTTATTGGTCTTGATGCTAAAGATGCAGGACTATTCGCACCACAAGCTGTAACATGACCACCATCAAAAACTTTATGTAGAACTGTATTGCCTGAATCTTTACTTTTTACATCAGCAACCTTATATTTCAAAATATTACTATCTCTAATCATAGGTGCTAATCTATCTTGCGACCAAGCACGAGCCATTTCCAAAGTTGGTTGTACTACTAAAATAGGTGCTGGTGCATAAGCTATATAATAACCTATAGCATTAAGTAATATTTCAGTCTTACCTATTTGAGAACAAGACATAACAATAACTTCATTAATTGTTGGATCATTAATACTATCCATTATCTCTTTTTGAAATATTGCTCTAGCTGTTTCAAATCGCCCAGCTTCGCTACTGCTTTCAGTTGATAAATACCTAAATTTATCTGCCCATTGACTTATTTTTAGATGCGGAGGTGGTTTTATCAAATTCATCGTCTTTTTCCACACTTCTTTCATCGCTGGAGATTTCATAGAGTGCCTCATGTATTTTATCTTGTATTATTAATTTAATTTCGTTTATACTCTTAACTGTAACAACAACAGGAGCAACCTTATTTGGTATTGAAAGCAATTTTTGTTTTAATTTGTGTACTAACTCTAACCAGGATTTTTTTACTTCTCCTTTCGGTATTAATTCGCCTGATGCCTTCATTTTGTCTATTTCTGCTAGTTCTGCTTTTGCTTTAAGTAATTTATTTTTATTTTTTAATACTTCTTCTGCTGTAAATTCACCACCAGCTTTAGCTTTTAAATAATCTATATATCCATGAACACTATTAACTAAATCATATTTTCCTCTTTCAGCTTTAGGTATAACATTCTCTTTTGCTAACTGTTGTATTCTTCTTTCAGATAATTTAAGAAGTTTTGCAATAGCTTGTATGTTAAAAGATGCGGCCATTATGGAATATACTTTCCAAGTGAATCTTTGCAATAATGAAAGAAAACTGTTTTATTTTTATATTGATAAAAACCCCAAAGCTGTCCATTTCCAGCTTGATAATTTGGATTCTCAACCCAAGTAGTTTTCTTTTTAAATGCTTGTTCGCAAGTTACATCTTTTAAAACCATTCCAATAGGAATTTTAGCAATTTCATAAGTCGTACTAGATGTTACTAATCCTAAAAATAAAAATATTATATTCATTATACACCTAATTGTCTGCGTTTATGTTTATTAAGTGATGCTTTTTTATATCTTTTAGGATTGCCACCGATTGTTGTTTTTTTAAATTTTGAATTACTAATATGTTCAATCTTTGCATATAAATTACTTTTTTTCTTTTTTGCCATACTTTGTTAATTTGTTTTCATACATTGTTATTTTTTTCATCATTAATTTATCAGCTTCCTTTTTAGCTTCCTCTACTGCATTTACTTTTTCTAATTTTAATTTCTCTATTGTTTGATCTTTTTTATCATTTTGTAGAGTAGCAATAGTTATTTCGTCTTTTAATATATCAATTTCTTTTAATAGTTTTTCTTCTCTTTCAACAATTCTATCTTTTAAAGTTGACATATAACAAATAGAATCAATATTTTCCTCTATTGTTTCTTCTATCCATTCTGGAATAGTTTTTGAGTTTTGAGCCATTGTAACTTTAAATCTTTTCATTCCTTGTTGATGTCTAGCAAAGATTCTATCAATAACATCATTAGTTACAGGATCAGAAGTTTTAACTTGATATTTTTTATTTAATTCATTTTTTTCAGCTTCTAGTTTGATGTTTTCTTTTTTTAATCTATTAATGTAAATAGATTGATTTGTTTTTGATTCTTTTATATCTAAATAAAGTTCTGTCATTTTTACCACGCATGACCACATTTAGGACATTCTAAAGTCTTTTGTTTAGCTTCTTCTTGTTCTTTCATTGTTCCAGCAAGTGCTTGTGCTATTTCTTCTTGTGAAAAACCTATATTTTTAAACCATTCTGCATCTAACTTGCTGTTTAATTCTAATTCTGCTAATTCAGTTCTTAATAAATTTTTATCCCATTCTGATTCATCTGAAACCCGATTATCAGCTAGTCTATATTTTCTTATATCCATATCTGATAAATGATTAAGTTCTATATAAGGAACACTTTCCATTCCTAACTTTTTCGCCGCTTCATATCTTGTATGACCACTAACTATAATTTTATCTATCATATTGTTAATAGTAATAGGAACATTAAAACCAAATGATTTAATAGATTCAGCAACTAAAGGAATAGCTTTAATAATTTTTCTAGGATTTTTTGCATAAGGCACCAAATGATCTATTGGTATTTGTCTTAAATTAGGATTAATCTTTATCTCTATTTTTTTCGACATTTGAAAATACTATGTTTAAACTAAAACAACGCCTTTC